AGCATTAGCGCCGCCGCCTCCTCCGCCTCCCCAGTTACCATGTTGAGGTGTATTATAAGTTTGTCCAGCTCCACCATTATTCCCTTGTGGGGGACTGACTGGAGGTGTGTCTCCAGCTCCGCCTGGTTGAGTGTAAGAACCTTGGCCAGGATAATAATCTCCTCCGCCGCCACCAGATCCTCCTGCTCCTGCAGCACCTGGACCAGCGCCGTGTCCGGCTCCACCACCAGCGGATGTTATTGTTGAAAATACTGAATCTTGTCCGGCAGTTCCATCTCCAGGAACCCCAGCTGCTCCACCTGCACCAACTGTAATAGGGTAAGATCCTGGTTCTAATTCGATTGTTGTTCCGCCAGGAAAAGAAGTTCTAAGTCCACCAGCTCCGCCGCCGCCGCCAGCTGTGCTAGAACCTCCGCCGCCGCCACCTCCGATATTTAAATAATCGAAAATTACGGGAGCACTTCCGCCACCTGATCCGAAACCTAAAACTCTATAACCAAAAGACATATTTCTTTCCTCCTATTAAGTTTATGCGTCGTTAGCAGCGTCTGTAGTATAGAATAATTTAATTCCCATTAATCTTGCATCACCAGTAAAGGTATCACTACCATCTGCTGCATCTCTGTATAATTGAAAAAATGTTAAATCGTCATCAGCTGGAGTTCCCGCAATTGTCATTGCAGAACTTACTGAAGAAACAAGTACGTCTTCAACGGCACCGCCGCCAGCGTCTGTAACTTCTTGCGCTGTTCCAAAAGCTATATCTGCTGTGTCATCGTTAGAAACACTAACTCCTTGTAATCCCATAATACAGTTCCCTGTGTTTGTATTACTTGGAGCCCAGAAATATTGGAAAGTTACTGTTCCCAAATTCCATGATTTAGGCATCGCAATAGCAAACTGTGCGTATTCCGCTGTACTTGCATCATAGTCTAAAACTTTTAAATCAGGTCTTGTTGCTGTTGTTTCAACTTGTTGAGCATCAGCACCATTTGTTGTAGAGCCATACATCGCAGAAGCAGGAACCCAAATAGTTTCTGTGCCTGCAATTTTAACGGCTGCTGTTCCTGATTTAAGAACACCTGTTCCTAATGGATTAATATTAATATCTACATTAGAATCTGAAGATGAAGTCGCAGAAAGTATTGGACCATTTCCAGTTGCTGCATTTGCAAGAGTCAGTTCATTGATTGCTGATCCAGTAGCAGTTAATTTTAATAGTTCATTAGAGTTTGTATCTAAAATAGATGTACCAATAATTGGTGAAGTTAAAGTTTTGTTTGTTAAAGTTTGTGTGCCAGCAAGAGTAACGGTTCCCATTCCAACATCAACGATGTTAGGATTAGTTCCATCATCACCTGCAGCATAAATAATTTTAGTTCCTTTGTCTGTAGCTGACCAAGTAACACTAGAGCCTGATCCAGAAACATATTTAAATTGAACTGTATATGCACCTGATGAGCCATTTGTTATAATATAAAAAGTTTGAACGTCTAAAGGAATTGTGACTACAGTATTTTCACCAATTGTTCCTGTGAATTTTATAATTCTGTGTGCAAGAGTAGCTCCTGTTGATCCATCACTTACAGATAATGTAGTGGGAGTTGAGGCTATAGATTGCTCTACGTAGCCACCAGAAATTTGTTCAATAATTTCCCAGTTAGTATTAGTAAGTGTACCCCATGTTCCGGCTTTTTCGCCAGTTGTCATTAATTGAACGCCAAGAGGTGTATAATTCGATGCCATAATTTAATCTCCTAATTTAAGCGCTGTGCTCTACGTATGTATAAGAAGTATTGCCTGTAATGTCAATATCTTTATACCCAAGTGGTGCTACGCCAGTTGATCCCAAATTAACATTAAATGCTAGACCCGTCAAGCCTACAACATCAGCCGGTGAAATTGCTCCTACACTAGAACTTATAGCACTAAGTGTAGATAATCCTACGGCCATATCGGCAACAACTAGATCTGTATCTAAAGTACTTGTAATACCTAACCCAGTTACATTTACTAATTCAGTAGGAGTAAATTCCATACCTGCAGCATTTAAAGCGCTTGTAATAGAAAGCCCACTTATCTCATAAGTCATCGTGTGAGCAACCCCGCTAGAATTTAAAGCAGAGGTAATATTAAGGCTTGCTAATCCTTGGCTATGATCAGCTCCATTGTTGATAGATGGAGTTCCGAGTCCAGTACCAATTGCACTTGGGCCAGTGATACCGAAAATAAAATCATAGTTTAATGTTAATGAATCATTAAGAGTTGATGTAATTTCTAGACCTGTAGGAGATGCAATAGTTAATTGAGTAGTTGTGAAACTAAATGTTCCACCCCAACCAATTTGTTCATTCCAAGGAGCTTCACCCCATCCTGCAGGACCTTGCGCACTCGAAATTTCAAATGAATCAGTTAGTACAACTGTTGTAGTATTTTGTCCCCAGTTACCATAGCCCCATTCATCTCTACCCCAACCTTCTTCTGATTGAGCATAAGGGAAAGTTCCTAAAGCTGTGGTAAGTGCAAAACCGGATACAGAAATAACAGGATCATAACTATCACCCCAAATTTCTGTTCCCCAACCTGCTCGTCCCCATCCTTGTTCAGCATAGGCTGCAGGTGTCCCTAGGCTACCCGTTATGGATAGGCCAGTTAAACTTAAAGTGTAATTACTTTGCTCACCCCAGTTCCCTTGTCCCCAGGTTGTTCCCGATTCTCCCCAAGAATTAGCCATAAGGATTTACCTCCTTACGATAGTCTTAGGATCGCTGAGCTAGAGTCGTTAGTTGGAAATTGTATTGTGAAAGTCCCAGATGAAACTGTTTTATCTCCACCAAAATCAACAGCACATACTGCCGCGTTAGATGTCAATCCAGTCACTGTAGATGAATTGTAAATTAAACATCCACGAGCTGTGAAAGAAGCTGATGTCCAAGATGTGTCAGAAAAATCTGTATAAGAAGTTGTCGTACTTGTGCCAACTCCTGTGTTCGTCAGAGTATTTCCACCAGCACTGTATCCCGAACCAGAGACTTCATTAGTAGCGCTGTAAGCAGTTGTCGTAGTACCTAAAGTCGCGCTGTTAGTGTACAATGCAATTTTAAAAACATTTCCAGCTGGAGTTGCTCCAGATGTATCAAAACTATGTAAACCTTTTAACATTTCGGCTTTAAAAGTATTTGTTATTGCTGATGTTATAGCCATATTTTTCTCCTAATTTACGGTGACGGAGATTTGATCGGAATTCTTACAGTACCATCTGTATAATCGTCTCTTCTTCGTCTACCAATTTGCACTCCTGCAAACTTCTGTACCTCTTGTTTATACTTTCCTTCGTATAATGTCAACATATCCATTGGACCTTTTAAATATCCAAAGGTCTCGACTAAACAGGCATATAATAAGCCTTGTGGAAAGTATTGACTTAAATAAGTTCCAGATGTTTTAGTCACTAAACTTGCAGGTACCATATCATAATATATTCTATATCTATAGTTAGCATCCGGCGTAGGAGCGATATACAGGCCTCCTGAAGTCGTATCAGAAACTGCTGTAGCACCCCCAAACATTGCATAATACTTAGGAAATCCTGTAACATCTTGGCCAGTTGAACCCCCTGAAGGACCTGTTAAACGATTAACATATTCACTTAAATAAGTTTGATCCTTTTTAAGTAACCATTCCCCCGGACCTGTTGTAACTGAGGTACTATTAAAAACTTCTACCCCACGCACAAATACTGTACCTGTTAATCCTTTAGTTCCTTTTCCGGGAACATTTATTGTATTATCATCAACAGCTAAATTTCCTTCACTAACAAATCTATTACTGTCACTAGGGACATCATAAAAAATTCTAAATTCTGCATTTTCAATAAATCCAGCTAAAATAGCACCAGTCAAAATATTACTGTCTACTTCAGTATAATTTCTGATAGCAGTTTCTAGTGTTGAAAGTGTATATCCTGCCATTAGGCTATTGCCTCTCTACAAGCTGCACAGCTTTTTTTATATCTACTGTGAGTATTACAATGTTGTGGTTTTGGGGCAACTTCTGCTCCTATGTTTTCTGGGAGTGTTTTAGAAGTTTTTCCAAAAAAATTTTTCCATATTTTTTTAAATAATTTAATAATCATTATGCTCTTCTTTGATTAACTGGTCCTACGACACAATTAATTCCGCCTCCTGTTTCAGTTGTACTGGCTGCTGACGGCAAAGTCAACGTAAAGCTATTATACTGGGTTACTGTTGAAGGCACTCCTGCTTGTGCAACAGTAGTCGCAACTCTTGAAACAATTTTATGAGATCCAAAAACTTTTGCTCCGGTAGTGTGAGAACGAGCTGTCGTGCTTATAGGAGTTTCTCCTCTGTAAGGCGCTGCAGTTCCTCTTGTACATCCAGTTAAATCATTACTGGATTTACCAGTATATTGAATTGTTTCATTAGCCAAAGTACCAACAAGTAAAGGGTCACTTGTATCATCGGAAGTTAAAACTTTTCTGATAACAATATATCCACTCGTCGGGAAACTAGAAGCATCGGTTAACGTGACAGTCGTTGCACTAGAAGTAATGGTTCCATTTAAAGTAGTGTTTAATTCTAAAGCTGCAATTGAAACTCCTCCTACTGCTTCATCAACAGAAGTAAATCTAACTTGATCATTAACTTGAAGTCCACCAAATGGAAATGAAAACGTTAATGTAGTATTGGAAGCTGTTGAAAAAGGATCATTAGGTAAAAAATCTTCAGTTGCAAATTCAGTTCTAGCTGGTCTTGCATGTTGTAAAGCTTGAGGATCTGCCCCTGTTGGTTTAGGACTTAACTGAGGAGATTTAGGTTCAAACTCCGTATAATGAACCCATGCACCATTCCATTCTCTTACCATTTCTTGATAAGGAAATGCTAATCCAGATCTATCTGAAATCATCAGTGCAAATCTACCTTGTGAAAATGTAGTCATAATTAAGCGTTAGGATAGTATACCTTAGGCGCAATATATGTACTTGTAATATCAGCGTCCTCTTTTACGGCTCTAGCCAATTCGTCCTCATATAATAATTTTAATTCCTGTGTTCTTTGAGGAGCATTTTTTTGAGATAGGTAATAAGCTAACCCTGCACACATACATGGAACAAATCTAAATGGAACATCAGTTGCATTTGTGTAAGCTCCTACATCTTGAATTCTTTTTACATAATAATAATTTATTTTATTTCCATCTTCTGCTGCACCAGGTGTTAAGTACAAAGTGATAGTTGTTTTATCAATAAATCTTTCTACAAAATATTGAGTAGGAATTCCTTTGGAAGTTTTATTAGAAAAACCTTGATATTGAGATCTGCTGATAGCGGTCATTGGAGTATCTACATTTGTAGAAGTGATTCTGTAATTAGCTTCTAGAATATTGTCTACGCCGTATACAGCCGTAGCATCAGACGTACCATCTCCTGTTGATCTATACATTGTATAGACAGCTTGGCCATCCACTAAAGTAATATTGTTATTGGCAATTTCCCAATAGTGAAGACCTCTGTTTCCCCATTCAGAAAATAATATATTTAAAGATCGTTTAGCGGTTTTTAATTGATAACCACTAACGTTTTGAAGACCAATACGTTCGTAAGCTTCTTCTACAATTTCTTCGATTGGAAGAGTCTTGTCAAAAGTATAAGACTGAGAAGTAGTGTTAGCCATCTACCCTTACCCATAGTAAACAGTAACATGTGTGGTTACAACATTTGTAATTTTAAGTTTTGTTCCACATTTAATTCCTGTTCCTGGTAACATAATAGAACCAGCCACAGATTTACTATCTCCTGCATCTGAATCATTTGTTCTTGGAACATCGACTACCCATACACTAGTAGAATCATCAAGAACTGTAATTGTTCCTGCTGCTACGTTATAGGGTTGAACCCAAGACAGTCCTAATATTCTTGCGGGACCATTAAAAACAGTATGTGTATCCGCTGTAGTAATATTACTTGTTTTAATATCCACTGGATATGTACTCATAATTTTCTCCTATTTATGTGAGCTCCCGAAGGAGCTCACAAATTTTATCTATTACGCACTAAAAAGAAAAGTACCTGTAACTGCTAATGGATCTTTTGCAAGATCAGAAGCAATATTCCAAATACCGTCCTCAAAGCATGTAAAATATATATAACA